CGCGTTCCTGACACCGCAATTCAATTTCACAATCGTCCTTATCGGATTCAATCGCTTTTGTCACCCATTTAAGAATCTGTTTCTTGGCGTGTTTACCGTAAACCTTTTCGGTCAAATCACGCGTTCGCGATTCTTCGGTATCGATACCGAGCAATCTTACGCGTTGGCGAATGAGTACGTCGAACCCCAAATCAATAAGAACGTCGACAGTATCACCGTCAACGACTTTCGAACACGAGTCGATTTTGTATTTGAATTCACAGGGTTTTTGGTTATAGGTAGTCATTATGTATATAGTTTATTGAATTAATCTTTAATTACAATTACAAATACAAAAAAAAATGTTTAATTTAACCTTAGTCGATATGATCGTGATCATAACTAAACAAGTTAAAGATATTGATCGTGATCATATAAAATGAGTAACACATATTTACCAACAAACACATTCTTTGACACCGGCTTTGGTAGTAGAGCCATTGGCTATACCGAAGATGGTATAGAAATGCGTAGAGTATATCCAGTTGTTTCAAATAATGGATTCACACCTGAACGAGAATATAATTATTTTAATGATACTATAATACGTGAAAATATAAATCCGATTTACGTAAATCAAGAAGAAATTGGTAAAAAGATATCAGATATATTCGATATTAGAAAAATTGTATCTGCTATGCTTATTGCTCTTACACAAAGTGGTAAAACTGGCGCTATTCTTGCAATTATTAAACATTTTATGGAAAAATGTAATATTGAAATATCTAATATTTTCATAATCACGGGTTTATCAGATCTAGATTGGTTGGAACAAACTTGTGATGCTATACCAAGTATTTTACATAAAAATGTGTATCACCGAAACAATTTATTATCAGAATTTACTGATAAAATTACGAATATGAAAAATGTATTGATTATCATGGATGAAGTTCATACAGCAGCTCAAGAGAATCAAACTGTACAAAATGCACTTTTGTCAGTGAACGAAATTTTAACAAAGGAATACATGATGGAAAATGATATAAAAATGGTTGATGTGAGTGCGACACCTGATGGAATCTATGGAGCAAAACAGAGATGGGGTGATAATCACCAAACCTTTTACATGGAACCGGGTCTCAATTATACGTCGTGTATTGATTATTTAAATCAAGGTCGTATTAAACAATACAAGAAAATAACTTTAACTTTACGTGAATTTAAAGCGTATGAAAATCATACGAAAGACATGTTGAATGAAGATAAAAAGGAATATTTTAACGAAAAATATGGAGGTGTTGTAAAGAATATTTCTGATCTTGCAACTGATATACGAACCAGGTACAATAATAAAAGATATCATTTTGTTCGTATCGAGGGTAAAATGTATGAGTTCACCAAAGAACTTTTTCATGAATATGGATCAAACTTTTTTGATTATACCTTATACAATAAAGATTACAAAGACGATATTAATAAAATGTTAAAAAATGCCCCAAATAGGCATCATATTATATTCGTACATGAAAAATTAAGGTGTGCTAAAACAATTACAAAAGATTACATTGGTATATTATACGAAAGGTATAGTAAACAAAAAAATGATTCAACTATAATACAATCTCTTCTTGGTCGAGGTACTGGGTATAATGTTCTCCAAGATATCATTATATATACGAATATACCAACAGTTGAAAAGTTTAAACTTCTGTGGGAAAATCGTTTTGAAAATTTTGATGAAGTTGGTTGGATATCTAACACAACAAAAGGTAAAAAAACTTTTGCTGATCCCTCCTTAACTGGTTTCGAAAGTGATATAAGTTCCGATTCCGATTCTACATTATCTGAAAGTGAAGATGATTTTGCTTACAGGGTATTTGAAGAAAATGAAAGATTTACAAACTTAAAAGATTTTGTAAAAGATTACTTCCCGGGTTGGAATTTAAAAAGAGATCAAGGTCGGTTTGGTACAATAAAAGATATCAAAGATAATAATTCTACTGTTTCTGATATTCTTATACGTAGAGGAGGTTTAAATGCAAGATCAACAAAACGAATGTACCAAGGCTCAGACAAAAAATGGGTCGTTTATTGGAAAAAATCTGCGTTTCCGGGTGTACCATCCAATAATTAATTACAACTTTACTTTTAATAAAAATACTATTTACAAATCAAATTCCTTTTTAGTCCCACCATCGTACGCGTTCACAAACCCTGAATCTATCATTTTTTTGTTAATCGAAACCATATCCCTTTTATTTTTGTATACGAAAACGAGCGTTCGTCCGTACTTATCGTTTTTCTTACACGAAACCCATACCCACCCGTTTACCTTAAATTTACACTTGAACGGGTTCCATGGAACACGTTTAGACTTAACGTCGTAGCCTAAAAAACTCGCGAACGTATATTTCGCACGTTTTGCCATGGCAATGTGTTTATCCCTATTTTTCATATCTTTCGGTGGTTTCATTTCGGGTGAATCGTACCCAATAGTTCGAAAATTAAATTTTAAAATACGATTGTGAAGTATGATACACGCCTTAAAAGTATCACCGTCGTAGACGTCGGTCACCTTGGCGTACCCTTCATAATTATCGAGGCTAAAAACGGGTATGGATTCATCAGTTACAGAGAGTTTACGTTTGTTACAACAATACATTATATGTTAATTTTATTACAATGTATTCTTTTAATTACAATTTTCTATTATTATCAAATATACGATGACATGCATCACAAAGAGTTGATACTGGGTATATTTTATGCAACTCTATAAATTTTCTAAGGATCATATCGGAATGGTACCCATCATCTGTACACGAATCCGATATTGCTAGATCTAATATTTCGGGTCGATCTTTTATCGTATGTGCACGCGTTAGTTTACATTTTTCACTTTTTTCATTGCCACACCCCAAACACGTTGGTTCGGTTTTGAAAAAATTGTGTACCAAATTTGCAGCGTTAGCTTTTGAGTAGTGTGATATATTTTTCGGATCGGTATTTTTTGGAAATGTAACTCTAAATTTTTCATCCATAATTTGAATTTTTGTTTTTTGTAACTTTCCTTCAATAAAATTCGTACATTTTTTCTTCTCGACTCTGAACATGCATGAAGTAATATCACGTAAATTTGTAATATCGTCGTTTATATACAAATCCGATACAAGTTCGCACAAATCGTCCATTATATCATCGGTATTATCTTCAGTGATTTTCAAACACTTTGTTGTTTCATCGCGTTCGAATTTGTCACCGGTCGTTAAAAACCGATAAACTTCGATCATAGACCTGAATCGAGTACCATTTGGAGAAAAGAAATAATTATCGGTCGAACCTTCGGATTTACCCGATTTCCGAGTTTCGATTTTTACATACCAATCATTACTAATTTCTTGTCCCTTATTTTTGAGATAGGTCTTGAGAGTGTTAAAAACTTTATGATTTTCGGTCGTCATTGTATATTTAAAAGTTTTAATTTTTAATGCAATTTAATACAACTTAGGCTTATCTCATTTTCGGTAAGTTTATACTTATCTATAGTTTTTTGAGACGGAAGTTTATTATTTTTTTTAATATCCCTAAGACATTGTTTACGGTTTAAATTATATATAAATTTTTGATTCTCTTTATTCTTTTCATAACGACTCTTATTTTTTTGTTGTTTAGTCTTACCTAGATTACGTTTGTTTATACATTCGTAAATTTCTTTTCTTTTCAAATAAGTCCATTTTTTTCTAGTACACGTTTCCGGAAATGTTCTATTAAAAATCGTTTTTTGCATTTCCTCTTCAAAGCATTCCCAATCCATGTACCCAACTTTATACATTTCTTTGATCTCGTAAATTATTTTATGAATATCTTGTATTTCGATATCATTTATATATTTTAATTCGTATCCCTCCATACCAAGAAAAGCGTAACCTTGGCAGTTAAATAAAAATCCTATAACTCTTTTATATTTAGATTTCAATAGTTCATTTATTTTTTCGTCAGTTTTCGACTTATTAATGATATCCGAATAAAATATGTTTATACCCCATGAAATTCCATTTACATTTTGTACATGTATCATTTCCGGGTACCTATATAAAAACCTTTTTGCACTCGATGTTAATTTTAAATTACCTTCTTTATATGTTTTATATTTCAAGTGTACACGTGACGCGTAAAATGTTTTAGTCGATTCACTTTCTAAAATATAAAGACATATTGGTGGATAATTTAAAACCATGGTCATTTACATATTATTACTATATATCTTTAATTATCTTTATGCACTTATTGGACCTTATTGACATGTTTTTCTAATATATACCTACGCATGAGAATTTCAAAAATGAAGTAAAAGTAAAAATACTATAATAGGAGTGATAAAAAATATAAAAAAAAGCCTAATAAGGTCGAATAAGTGCATAAAGAAAAATGATATTTTTCATTTTTTTTAAATTTATTTTTTCATTTTTTTTCAAATCATGAATTTTAATTTTCTTTATGCACTTATTCGACCTTATTAGGCTTTTTTTCGTTTTTTTTTAAGAGCACTTTGGGTTTTAAAACACTGAAAATTTCACTATATTTCCCGAATTTTTTTTAAATTTTCACATATTTTTAAATAATCACCTTCGGGAATGGTACTTGAATTTTTGTCGACGAGTTCCATGATATTTTCCGCCACTTTTTCACTTTCGGTTTTTTTCTTTATACGGCCTCGTGTAGACGGACTATAAAACCCACAATCACTGTCGATAGTACCTGTCCATTGATACTTGGTTCTTAAGTACATCAAAAAATCACCTGTATTCGAATAATATTCGTCACGTGACCAAACTTTATCGTCGTAAAATATATATTTTTTATCTACGATCGAATTTTGTGAGTTAATATCTGACCAAAATCCCTCGTGACCACTTAAATTAAAAAGAGATATTGGATGAATGTACCCATTCTCCAATACTGGTAATAGTTCACTAGAAGATTCATACCCGAGATTATAGTTATATGAAAGAATTGGTGAAGCGTGTATATCTATACTTACTACAGGTGTTTGAAATCTCGGACCATCGTAAGAAATTATTATAGCTAAGTGTTGAGCACTAATAGTGTTAGGTACAGTCGAACGAATAAATTTATTTACATAGGGTTGTGGTCTCATTTTGGTTTACTATTATTAATTATTAAAACTTTAAATATTTAAACTTCATTTAACTCTAATAAAGCGTATTTCATGAATACATTTGGGTTAGGATGGTCCGTCATTACAAGTTGATCTTCTAGATCACCTAGAAACCCTGCTATTTCATGTTCGTCGGTGTCATTATATATGTAATTGATAAGTTTCGCATTTCTTGATGCGGCTGCCCCGACCATAGCGTAATGTATACAATGTCTAGGGTAACCACACTCTTCGTATAAATACTTAAATGTTTCTAAACCCGTATCGTGATCTTTACAGAATGCTACCGCAAAACTTATATCGTCTTCATCTTCTCTCATATCATCACCGTCGTTCGGAATGTCTTCGATTATTTGATCGATTTCGTTACGACGTTTTTTTAATTCGTCAAATTCGCCGTTTTCGCACACTTTCCAAATAGATTTCATCATCTTTAAAAATTTTTAATTTTTAATTTAAATATCATGTATGTATTACTTAGGTGCATTTTATATTTTTTAAACATTCACCCAAATTTTCGTGAAATTCTCTGAATTGTGTCATTTTAAGTTTAAACGAACGGTCAACCATAGACAGATGTCCCCTATAATTTTCAACCACGTTGTTACACATTTTCATGTATTTTTTACATTCATCCCTTAAATCATAACAAGTTCCTAATAATAAGTTGATTTTTTGAATAGATGGTATGCTATATTTATCGTAGGGAATATCGTATTTATAGCACAGTTGTATTCGAACATCTCTTTCTATACGTATTGTTACGCGTTTTAAAGGATATCGAGATACTTCCTTTTTCTCACGTTTTATTTTTTCTGCCATAATTAAACAGTCAATTTTACCCGTTTTTCTTAAAAAGCCCATCGATGCATAAAAATCCTCTTCACCGGGAACACGCGGTTGGTTATTTTTTGAGTTTTCTATAGGTATAACGACATGGTTATCGGGTATTATCTCCTCATTATATACATCCATTAACGACTTGCAAATATCTAAGTAGTCATTTTCGGGAAAAGATTGATTATTTTTATCAACTAAAGTCAATATATTTTGAAGTTTTGATTTGTCCATTTTTCTTTCAATTTTCATTTATTATTACAATTGAATATCAACTTAGGTTAATTAGACCCAGATGTACTAGGGTACGAATATTCGTTTTCAAAATGTTCATATTGTTCTAAAAGTTTTTTATACTGTGATTTATATTCAACTAAATTTCTACATACATACATCATAGACTTATCTAATTTATAAAAGTGACCCATTTCTACAGACTGACTAACATGTACGTTATATTTTTGTGTAATTTCTTCTATAACGTTAAGAATCTCATTTGAAAAATCAACACCTTGCTGTAAATGTTTTTTTACCGAAGGGTGTGGTGGGAGTGTGTTACGTTCTTGTTCCATATTTATTAATAATTTATTTACACTTCTACATTGACTAGGGTTCTAGGAAAGTATATAAAATTGGGTGTAGAAGAATTATATCTGTTTCGTATACATTGTATTATCTCATTTGAGTATTCTACTAATTCAAATATATTTTCTAAAATATCTGTCTTATCTATGACCCATTGTCGTAAAAAATCACCAACGGTGTTTGTAAACATTTCTAATATATCGCGTATATCCTGTATTTTATCTTTGAATTTATCACGTTTTTGTAATTCAATTTTAAAATCTTCTTTAGATATACTTTTTAACATGTATGATATACGTAAATGAGTATTATTATCGTCGTATATATTTCCATATTTATACATTATATCTCTGTCAATTTGTCTAAGTAATAATGTTACGTCTAATAATTCATTCGGTGCATTGTTATCGTTTAATTCGATAAACGTCGGTCTACCTCCACAAGGTATATCTGCATGCTCACGCGATCTTTTTTGGAACTCAAAAAAGTGAGGGTTATGTATTCGTCCCGTTTCTATTTTACCACTTCTCCAATCAAATGCTGTGTTACAACTTGTACACCACATTTGTGCACATCCATCAATTTTATGTATCATAATTCCACATTTAGGACACGGTTTCGTATCCTTATTAATTAGTGTTATTGTTTCCACGGTTTTGGGGTTACATACATGTTTTTCTTCTACCTTTTCGTTACAATGTTTACAAAATTGTTGTTTACATAACCCACATTTCCAATTTTCTTCAATGAAACCTCTACACTCTTCGGAAGGACACATTCTAACAAATCTTCTTTCTGATACATCAGATGGTTCGTCGTATTCTGAACGCAAAGTATTCATTTCATAAACCAAATTATCTATTTTATTAGTTAATTCTAATTCAATATCTTGGTACGCGTCTATTGGGTAATTCATTATTATCGCATCTCGCTTTTCTAATTTTATATTTTTAATAGATTTCATTAATTCATTATACTCAGTTCTTATTTCACGCATTCTTAGAATACGCTCAACTTTTGGTTGTGTTTCCGGCATTTTTGCTAACTCTTTTTCGAAAAGTATATTTTCTCTATGTTTTTTATATTCAACATTTCTGAACCTTTTTGTACAAAATGAATCGATAAAAGATCTATTTAGTTCATGTTTACAATTCATACAATGTGGATTATCTGTTGATGAAATTAAATAGGTCTGTGTACACGTTTTACACGATTCATAATCACAAAAAGGACACGTCACTTTTTTACGAGTCGTTTTATTTAAATTTTCGCAACAGACTGAACACGTGTACATATCTAAATAAAATAACGATTTTTTTCTTTAACTTTTTTTTTCTTATATGTAAGTAATATGTTCTTGCGTAGATTTAACGACTCAGAGTACGAACCACATATACAGGAATTTCTGAAGGAATATTATAACGCAAAGTTTCCATATTTTTCACTAAAAAACGGGTGTTTAGGTATAATACCCAGATATCCCAAACTTATTAGATTAGGTAAATGTAATTTAATAAGAAGGAGTATACGTTCTAAGATAAAACACGTAACACCAACGAGTATTTTATTCATAAACATGTCGAATAAAAGGATAAAAGTTGTTGTTGAGGGTAGATGTACAAAAATGACTGGTTGTGGTATAGGCGCTATGGGAAACAGTATTAGTATGAGTGTTGATCCATCTGAAAATAAGAAACAGAAGTGTGTGATAGAACCTAAAATACAAGAAAATGGTTACCTTACTAAATTTAAAAAGAAACGGTGGTTTCATAGATTAATGTTTAACGACGATCACGATACAACCGTGAAAGTATCGGCATGTTTAAGAGCATCTAGTGCATTGATAGACCCATGTACATACACGTATTATTTAACCGTTTATACTATAAACGAAAATAACAAAGAAGAACCAATTATGGAGGAAATATTACACCATTCTAATTGTGATATTGTTTTCAAAGATAAACACGTCATTACCAATGGTCTAGAGAAATGGATGAACCGTGAGTGTCGTTAATCCTTTAGAAATGGGTTCTTATCAAGCTCACCTTTATGAATCAAAACTGGATTATAACCCGAACCATCCACGTAATAGACTTTTGTGTACCAAGATTTTGAATTTGTATCCCATACTTCACGTCTTTTTAAACCGCATTTATATACAAGTTTTTCGTGTATATCATCACTACTCCCCGTATTTTCTCTTGTTTTGTTTCCCTTAACGATAGTTTTTGCTTTATTCTCATCACTAATAGAACGCGCGTAGTTCATCATAACGGATGATAAACCTCTGTGCATGTTTTATTATTGATTAGATTATTTCTTTTATATTAATTTATTTTTGATATTTCGTTTGTTTGTTTAATTTAGCGAGTCGTGTCTTGACTGTCATTTCAGAAATACCTTCATTGATATTTTTCTTGAGACGATTTACATTTTTAGCCGCACGACCTTTCATGGTATTATTAACTAACTTTTTGAGATTTGCCTTTTTATTTTTTGGTGGTGATGGAGGTTTATTTGTTATCGTTTTTATGAGCTTTGCTTGAACTCGTTTTCTTTCACGATTCATTACGTTTTTATTTTCTTTTTGTGGTGGAGGTGGTTTATTTGGGTTTCGTTTTTTATTTGCATTAATTAATATGGAATTCATATACTGTTTTGGATCTGGCATTTTCATTGAATTTTTCAATTGTCGAGTAAATGTTGATTTATAAATGGGTAATAAATCCTTCATACTTTCAACTTTTTTAACTGAATTTTTATACATTTTTATTATATCTGAATTTTTAGAAATTTTATTTTTCAGTGTATTGATGGCGAATTTTGGATCGTGAATACTATTTAATAATTTGGATTTATTGGCGTGTTCGGACTTTTCAACTTGTTTTGTAAGTTTCAAACGTTTATTTAGATTATTGTGTACAGACGTAACACCATTTCGCTTTGCGCGCGCCAAGAATTCTTTTCTTCTTCCTCCCAACCATCCATCTGGAACGAATTTATCTATTCTGACTTTTAATGCTTTTAATTTTTTGTTATTTACGTTTTCCCCGTTTATTTCCTTTTCCCTGATATTATTCAATCTCCCCTGTCTTTTCTTCGTCTTTTCTTCACGTTTGGCTTCTTCAGCTTTTTTCGCGTTATTTTCAGCTTTTTTCGCGTTATTTTCAGCTTTTTTCGCGTTAAGCTTCTTTTGTTCTTCACGTTTGGCTTCTTCAGCTTTTTTCGCGTTATTTTCAGCTTTTTTCGCGTTATTTTCAGCTTTTTTCGCGTTAAGCTTCTTTTGTTCTTCACGTTTAGCTTCAGCCTCTTCAGCTTGTTTCTTTGCTTTATTATTATTTACTTTTAAAGAGTTAGCTATATTTTTTATTTTCGATTTCGCATTATTAAAATTACTCCCGGGGTTTGCTATAAATCTAGTAATAACGTTACCTGATTCTCGATCTTTAAGTTTTAATTCATTATTTCTAAATTTCTTAAGTTCATAAACGCGTTTCATGTGTTCTTTTTGTTTGTTAGTATTTGGAACATTTATTTTACTATTCATGATTTTATTAGATCTACTAAGAGATGGTATAGCGGGTTTATTTTTCCATTCATTATTTTCTTTATTTTTTTTTAATTCTTTATTTTTTTTCTTTTCATCCTTTTCGAGTCGTTTTTCAATCATTTCACTTATTTTACTTTTTGTGTTATTTACCGTTTTTGGTGCCATAAAACCACCTTTAGCAAATTTATTTATAATTTTTTGTGCGTTAGCGTTATTAGGGTAATTTTCTCTTAATTTTTTAACATTTTCAATTTTTGTATTGCTTAAAACTTTATTGTTAATATTTTTCTTAATTTTATTAATTTTATTACCCTTATTAAGCCTATTTATATATTCCTGTTTATTTGTAATCCCTTTATTGTTTAAATAAGAATTAAGATTTGTTTTGTTATCTTCTTTCTTTTCTTTATTTTCGAGTCGTTTTTCAATCATTTCACTTATTTTACTTTTCGTGTTATTTACCGTTTTTGGTGCAAAAAACCCACCTTTCTCAAATGTGTTTATAATTTTTTGTGCGTTAGTGTTATTAGGGTAATTTTCTCTTAATTTTTTAACATTTTCACTTTTTGTATTGCTTAAAACTTTATTGTTAATATTTTTCTTAATTTTATTAATTTTGTTACCCTTATTAAGCCTATTTATATATTCCTGTTTATTTGTAACCCCTTTATTGTTTAAATAAGCATTAAGATTTGTTTTGTTTTGTTCTTTTTTATTAGTATTATTTTTTTGTTTTTGGTTTTCATTTGATTTATTTTTAACTATTTTATTTAATTTTTTGTTTGCAGCGTCGTACGTAATAGTACCGTTATTGAATGAAGTTAAAACGTTATTTAATGTGCTTTTGTTTAAGTTATTATACGAATTTTTATAACTATTTATTTTAACTTCTAATTTCTTTATATTTTCCGCTTTTTGCGTTTCTTTCGTTTCTTTATTATTACTTCTCTTTTGATTCAATTCTGCTATTTTGTCAATGACACTTTGTTTATTCTTGTAGAGTAATTCACCTCGACCTAACAAACCTTCCTTTTTCTGATTAACATAATGCTTAATTATTTTCATTACTTCTTGATTTTCTGATCGTCCAATTTTTAGTGTTTCGGAATTTATCATTCTTTGATTTTGAAGTACGGTTTGTTCTATTTTTTCTAATGAGACACCGTTTTCAAGTTTTTGTAAAAAATTTGTTACATTATTTTCACTTCTACCTTTATTTCCTAAAAACGCGGTAAGTTTAGTTTTATTATTTTCGAGTTTTTGTTTTTTCTCATTTTCAACATTTTGTTTGTTTTGGGTATTCTTTACTATTTTTTCAATTTCCTTATTTATATTTGTACGCGCTTTATTTTTTTTGTAAACACCACCCGTACCAAACACACCCACCCTTTTCTTATTTTCAAAATTCTTTATTATTTTTTGTACTTTTGGGTTATTTATATGGTTAACGTTCGTATTTTTAATTAAATTTTGAACATTTACTTGGTGTTTTGCGTTACTAATACTCTGGAGTTCTTTTTTCGCCGTGTTTAAGTTTCCGAACGTATTATACTTGTTTAATACTTGTTTAACATTATTTGTATTTGCATTAATACCAAGACTCTTGATATTTTTTATTAATACGTTTTTACCTTTTTTCAATTCTTCCTGTTCCTTTTCCTCTTTTTCTTTTTTGTTATTATTAAGTTTTTTAGCGGTAATTTTATCACCAATATCTTTTATTATTGTATTAACGAGTGTACCTTTATTGAGACGTTTGAATGCATTAACTTTGGTGTTATTGTTAATGTATTTATTCAGGTTTTTCTGGTTAAGGTAACTTGCGAGTTTGTTTTGATTTTTATTATTAGTATTTGGGGGTTTATTTGGTACGACTACTGGAACGTTTGGAGGTTTATTTGGTACGACTACTGGAACGTTTGGAGGTTTATTTGGTACGACTACTGGAACGTTTGGGGGTTTATTTGGTACGTTTGGGGGTTTATTTGGTACGTTTGGGGGTTTATTTGGTACGTTTGGAGGTTTATTTGGTACGTTTGGAGGTTTATTTGGGACGACTACCGGAACGGTTGGAGGTTTATTTGGGACGACTACCGGAACGGTTGGGGGTTTATTTGAATTATTATTTTCCTCTATATTTCTTTCACCAAACTTTACCTTAGCTTTTTTAATTAATAGTTTTGAACCGTTATTACTTTTTAAATTTTTGTTTGTATTTACTTTAAGAAAATCTTCCTTTTCTTTTAAAAATCTTTTTCTAAAATCCTTATACGTTTCGTTAATTTGACCCCTTGCACGTAATTTTTTATAAGCATCTTCCGATGAATTTGAGTAGAACTTTATTTTATTTGATTCTCGAGCAGCTTTAGAGTTTGACGACGAGATTGGTCTTTCTTGACCAAACATTTTTTCAAATAAATTCCTTTTACTCTGGTCTTGACCTCGTTCTACGGCTTTTGCGGCTGTAAATAAACTTGGTCTTTTATTGTAATTTCTTAATGGATTCCTTGCTCCGGGTATTTTTAAACCACCTCCACTTTCATTTTTATTATTTTTTAAAATACCTCCGTTGTTATTACTTGTTATAACACCTGTATTGTTATTATTACCACTTTCTTCTTTTATAATTTTATTTCCTACATTTCCTTTATTATTTAAATTATTTTCACGGTTAAATGGTTTTGATGAAATACCTGCATTATTATTGAAGTTGTAAGAATTTACATTTTTTGATACAATTTTCTTTTGAACCTGTCTAAGTCTAATTGGTTCATGTATATTAGTAGCGTGTAAACGGCGTCCAATTATACCAATTAATTGTGCTTTTGTAAGCTTTTTATCCGCGTGACGTGCTACACCTACCTTTTTAGCGATTCGTCTTATACTAGAAACTTTAGTTGACGCACTAAAAAGTTTATCAAAATCTGATTGAGTTAATGGTGATTTTCGATCTAATAAATGTGATCTATCTTTACTTAAAATAAGTGGGGGTAAAGGTAATTTACCATCCTGTATAGTTGAATATATATCACATATTTGACCTTTAGTCAAACTTAAATCTTCACCTGTATTTTGTTTTACGAGTGTCTTGAGATTTTTTACATCTATTCCTGGATCACATGCATCCATATTGTTATAAACCAACAAAAAAAGTTTATAACAATATATTAAATTCTTTTCATACCTGCTAAATATAATTTCATTTTATCTTCGTAACACATATTGAAATCAAATACGTCTACTTGTCCAATATCTATATCAACTATTTTACTACCTTTTATTATATTATCCTGTCTATTTTTCAATGTGGATGCGATTAAAGCTTCTGCGAATTGTTTTGGACTTTTAATATCCTTTATGAATTCGGGTTCCATTTTCATTCGTATACAAAGAACTTTACATGCTTTTTTATCTAGAAAAGGTGTTGTTGGTAAAGTTTCTAATGTTCCACCATCTACGTAGACTAAACCATCGTACCTATAAGACGAAAATATGAATGGTATAGCTATACTCATACACAATGCATCTACGATTTTCATATTAGGGTGCGTATCCTTCGAAAAATATACTGTTTTAGATGTATTTACACAAAACGCTGAAATATAAATCTTTTTATCTATATCTAAAAATGATGGATCGGATTCCATTATATCTACAAATTTTTCTCGTATAGGGTTTAAATCAACTAGACCATATTTGTTCATAAAACACTTTAAATTTAATTTAACTAGCTTATTACCTTCAAGGTTAGCTAATTTATCTAAAATTTGATCTATACTAAACCCTAAAGCTAAAAAGGTAACTATTATAGCACCTGCTGAAGAACCTGAATATTCTTTTATATTATTTAATGATTTCTCTATATTTTTAAGGTACCCTAGAATTGAAAATCCTCCCATTGCACCTGGACCAATACAAAGATATTCCATATCTTCGTGATCACTTAATAATATTGAGGAAATTGCTTTCTTAAAAGAGCGAACACGAGTGCAAATACTAGAGTGTGTACCATAGCAGAAGTAAGACTCGTCTGGCCTGACATAAAGAGACCCTTTGATCCTGGTGGTATACTCAAAAGGATACCTGGGCTGAGTAAAATGAATAGAGTTGTTGTAACGAGAAGGTCTGTTTTCGTAAGAACCACACCCATGGCCTTGGAAATGACTGAAAATGCGAGAAGAAAAACGAGTGCGTGGAACAAAACGGCTGTTCTTCCGGTAAGACCGTCTCTGAATGAAACTTTGGTTCCATTTGTTCTGAGAATAATACCTGGACTGAGAGCTAAAAAAAGAGATGCTGGTATAATTATTTTTTGCGATGTTATATCTGGGAGCATGTTTGTATACATATTCATTACATTATTTATTAGCTACCGTATAGTGAATTATAGAATGCAAATTCAACGAAATCGTCATATGACGCAAATTTTAAAATAAGATGAGACATACATGAATCATATAGATACTGTTGTAGTATCCCCCACATATAACGAAGTTCGTCTTGGTATTTTAATTCCCAATCTGTTATATGTAAAGGTTCTTGAATATTTGTTTCGTTTTCGTTATCACTATAGTCAGCTTCATTGCCGTTCATAGCTTCGTAAACATATTGATTCCAAACCATTTTTACTTATTTATTCTTGTTTCTTTTCTTTTAAACCGGTTAACGAAAGAGAAGTTGATTCCTTAGTTGGTAAATTTTCTAGTATTACGTTTAAGCAATTTTCAGCTTGTTCTTCGTTTCCATTGAAAAAAGTTGTTAAACCATCCTTGACTGAGGTTTTGTTTAATCCCTGTTTTCTAGAGCTTTTCTTAACAGAAATTTTACCCTTTTTCAAATTAATGACATCGAGACCATTATCTGTCATAAGTTTCTTAACTTGAAGTTTAAGTGATTTTTCGGCCTGTACTAAGACCTTTATATCTTCTCGTGCGTCTGTAATTTGCTTACTAAGCTCAACCAATTTAGAGACGTTGTTTGAAAGTTCTTCCGATGGAGTTCCAGACATGTTTTATTATATAAACTATACCTTTATTCTTTAATTAACTATTTAACACAATGGCCTACGCATACCGTCTGGTGAAATAGTAGAGTTATTCCAAACAAATGGTTCTTTGGAATTTGGTGGATCGGCGCGGACTTGTTGATTAGCATTTCTCAAAGCACCACCAATAGTTTCTGGGAAACCAATTTGTTGTCTTGGTTCGAGGAAATTTTGTCCTTGGAGGATATCTTCTGGGGCAAATTCTCCGAAATCTTCTTGGGAAGCGACTTCACGTGGAAGTAAAGAAGACGCGAGACCTGTACCCGACTTCATTTCACATCTAGACGCATCTTCTGTAGATGGACTTTCTTCATCACCATAACCAGTTGGTGCATATGTTTTTTCTTTGACAGAATATGTCGATGTTGTGCATGTACTGACAAGATAATATAGGACGATCGCGATCGAGAGTGCAATAATAACTTGTCTTGGTGAGACTTTAGTGAGCTTCATCTTCTTTTATATATAATAAATACTTTTTTTTATTTCGAATCTTCGTCTTCAAACATACATTCTTCTGGGTATGCTTCAATTTCTGGTGTTTCGGGTTCTGGTGGAGGGGGTTTTTCTTCTTCGTGAATTTTCACCTGAACAATTTTCCAAATTGGTGAAAAATTCTTTCGACTAAAGCATATTTCGGAAAATTCAACAAAAACCGAACACAATGATCCCGGTTTAATATCCTCTACTGGGAGTGGTTCATTTTTATTATTGAATGCTTTAGTTTCTGGAATTAATTCAAGTGAAAATCTATCAAACGAATCTGTATGATATGCCTTTTCAATTGTAGGTCCTGGAATTTTTCGACCAAACCATTTTTCACAATTTTCCGAAGCTTCTTTCATATTTGAATCATCGAACTCATTGATTTTCGCCTGATTATCCTCGCCTGAAACTTTAATATACATGTGATGTGTTTCCAATTCGATACATTCAACGTTAACTAGTTTTACGATACATCTCTTCTTATCATCTGTAAAAACTTTAACTTCGCGTTCACCTTCTTCGTTTTTTGTTATTTCGTTATAAATCATTCTATATACTGTAATGGTTTCATTTCTTTAAACCAATAAATGGGATCATAGCCGATTTTTCTAGTAATGGTCTTGGTACCCATTGGTCTCGTAAAGGTTTGAAACCGTATAAAGTTTCTTCCATTTTTATATCATTGATTCTTGATGGTAAAGGTTTTGGTTTGACTGGTCTGAAATTCATTTCATTTTTAACGTAGTTTTGGTTTGGGTTTGGTTTCCAATTCATTTTTTTAATATTAAAAACATGATTTGATTGTGTTCGTAAATAATTAACTGGTGTTTTCATGTTATTGCTATTTGCTTTTAAACCGTAAACTATATCTTTACTAAGTTTTTCTTTAGATGGGGTTGTTGTTGAGAGTTTATATTTTTGTGGGTTGATCTGCGATGCTTTTTTAATTAATGTTGGTCCAACCTTTGTATACGCTCGGAACGTGTGCGCAGGTTTACCGAGTTTAATACCAACTTTTTTTGCAATTTTATCTATAGAATCTGTACTTAAAATCCTCTTTTTAGACATCAGTCTACCTAAAGCGATCATACGTTTCCTATCCTTTTCAATTTTACCCGGTCTGAGACCCATTTTTTGCATCATGAACATGTCTTTTATAAGGTATGATTTTGTGGGTAAGGTTAAGTACTTATATTTTATCGTGTACAGTTCACCCTTGTTCATGTTTCGGTAATTCATTTCCGTTGAAAAGGTATTTGTTTTGGCAACGTCGTATCCGAGTTGTTTTGGGCGCATAAATGCAATGTCTATAATACCACCAAAGTTCATATCTTCATTTTTACCTGTTTTTATATTGAACAGACGAAACTTCATATCCAGTGTGAATAATTCAACATCTATGAGTACATTAGACGCATTTTTTACGTTTTTACGTTTAGGTATTAACGAGTATCTACGTGTAACGTGATACCCTTTTGATTTTTTACTTGTAGCCGAGTTTAATCCTATATATTTCGAAACTTTATAAGCCCAATTTGTTCTGTAAGCTGCATTATTCAAGTTATAATTTTCAATATTTTTATTCGTAAAGTATTGGTTAGTTTCTTTAAGAACAGTATTTATAATTTTATAATTATCACGTTGTGCTATTTCCCCAAGTTTATTCCATAATAAAAGTTTAACGGCTTGTAATTTACCAAAATATTTATCATCCGCTTTCATTTTGGGTACAAATTTAGTATCTATATCCGACGTTATAACTTTATCTTTTGGATCTAAATAGAAATTAACAGCTTCACCACCACTTAAAACTAAATCACCCATGGGTTTTAAGAATTTTGTTAGATCGTCTATTATATCAAGTAATAAAGGACGTATCGATTCTGTTACGAGTACTTTAGCAGCTTCTTCAAAAGATTCTTTATTATGAAGCCTGTTTACTCTAGATCTAAATTTTTTTATATTATCCTGACTATACACTGAAATATACTTGTACAAAATCTTATCACCAAAACATACTTTCTTTTTTACCCATTCTTCTATATTCTTATCCGTATAATCGTTAAACAATAAATATAAATTTTTAGGTAATTTTTTCACTATTTTTACTTTGGTATTTACCATTATTATATTGTCTATATAATAATATGGATTGTCAGAGTGAAGAACATAAATGTGACGAGTTATATGGTGAGTGTAGGTGTTATGCTGATGTAAATACAAAAAAACCAGGATCAGAACAGGTTTGTGGTATACGTAAAAAGGGATATATTATACCATGTAAACCTGGTTGCTGTGATGGTGGGTGCCCTGGTCAATGTTTAAACGCTTTTAAACCAAGACAACCTTACGCTTTTGGTAAATTATATCCAATGAGTTTAGATAAGTTAATTGGAAATATGATATGTATTGCTATATTATTGGTTTTAATATCTACATATATTCTTATACTAAAAAGAACTTAAAGATACAAAGTGTGTAATAGATATAAAATGTCCATTGAATCCATACTCGAAGAAATTACCGCTCTGCGCTCTGAAGTTAAATCTCTTTCTAAAATCTGTAGAAAGATTAAATCTAAACAAGATGACCCAACCGGTGAAAAAGCCGCGTCCCGTGCTAAGAATAACGGGTTTAATCGCGAACAACAAATTTCGGAAAAGCTCCGTAATTTTCTAGGACTCGAAAAGGGTAAACTTGTTTCTAGAAGTACGGTTACTCGTGCAATTAACACGTATGTTACTGCTAATAATCTTAAACACCCAGATAACGGGCGTATTCTCGTTTTGGATGATAAGCTTAAGTCTCTTCTTGAACCACCGGCAGATGTTCAAATTACATTCTTAAATTTGCAGAAATATTTGAGTCCACATTACACAAAAGTAGAACAATAATAATCTAAGTGAATAAATTTACTTAAAAAAATATATACATATAATAACAATTAGCAATGATAATTGATAAGGAATCTATTGAGAACCTTGTTGGTACAAAAATATCTAAGATAGATTTGTACCAAAAAGCATTTACACACAAATCTGCATTAAAAGATAATGATTCTTTGGAAGGGTCATTTGAAACACTTGAGTTTATAGGGGATTCTGTTTTAGGTTTTGTTATTACAAAATTTCTGTTTGATCAATATGAAAATAAACAAGAGGGATTTCTTACAAAAGCTCGTACAAAACTCGTACGTGGTGAAACACTCGCTAATATAGCATCAAAACTTGAATTATATAAATGGGTTCAAATGGATGAAAAAGGAATGCGTAATGGATGGAATAAAAATCCTAAAATTCTTGAAGATGTATTTGAATCTTTAGTGGGTGCTATATACATGGATATTGGTTTATTACATGCAAAACAGTTTATTCTTAACATATACAAAAATCCTACTATGGTTGATATGAATTGTATAATGATCGATGATAATTTTAAGGATCATCTCATGCGTTATTGTCAAACTAATAATTTACATTTACCCGAATACAGAGTTGTGTCACATGACAATGGTATATTTTTTGTAGATGTATTCGTCGATAATGTTTTTTTGGGACGTGGGTGCGCAAAAAATAAAAAACAAGCTGAACAATATGCAGCTAAATATTTTTTTTATCCACCACAACTCATGTATAACACTACTTAAACAATAAGGACACTTAATTAATTATAATGAGTAAATTTTTAAAACCCTGCTTGTATATAGCTGGTGGTATATTTAGTATTATTTCTAGTATAAAATTAATTATATGGTTGGATAGACGTGGTGATTTACCAAGATTAAGTACAACCTGTGATAAAAATGAAGAAGATGATACAGAATCTTCTTCATCCGAAGAAAATATCATTATAAAAAGAACATTAACATCTCGTATGGGTGCGTTTGAAAAAGAAGAATCGGTGAAGCGTGTTAAACCCTTTTCTCATATGAAAAAAGAAGAACTTGTGGAAGCGTGTAAAGATAGAAATATAGATTATAATGGTACAGTTAGAATTTTAAAAACCAGGCTTAAAAATTACGAGACTAAGTAATTTAGTATGCATCTCAAGGTCAAAAAATGGTTAGAATTTGAGTATGCGCCACAAAAATCACAAGAATGGCTTGATCTTAGAATGGGTATGCTTACAGCGAGTGATGCTGCATCGGCTATAGGTGTGAATAAATATGAAACACCGAATCAACTTTTGTTGAAAAAGTGTGGTAAAGGTCCAGTTTTTACAGGTAATGAAGCAACACGACACGGTGAAAAATATGAAGATGAGGCGCGTATACTTTACGAAGAACGTCATAATGAAGTTGTTCATGAATTAGGCTTATGTCCACATCCCAAATATTCTTTTTTAGGTGGTAGCCCAGACGGTGTAAGTGAATCAGGTAAGTTAGTAGAAATTAAATGTCCGATGATGCGTGAAATAAAACCAGAAGTACCTGAACATTACATGCCACAACTCCAGCTATGTATGGACATTTTGGATTTGGAAGAGGCTGATTTTATACAATATAAACCAGGCG